AAAAAAAGCAAGAGTTATGACTAATACACTCCATACCAATAAAACACTAGCATAATGATTAAATTTTGTTTGAAAATATAACATTCCAATAGCTGCACATTTATGCATAGGACTTAATAAATATCCTGCAAAATCTAATGCAAAAAACCAAGGTAAATATTGTATTCCGTAAATACCTGTCAACAATACAGTTATTGCCGCAAATCTACTACTACTTCCTAACAAAAAACTAGAACCAAATGCCATCAAACTTATTAAAAAAAATCCTGTTAAATTATTTATATTCAATATACTTTCTTGTAAATAATTCTGTATCTGATCATTATAGGATAAAAAGAAGTTAGATAAAATAATAATAAATGCAACGAATGAAATAAGTTTCCAATCAATATAACTAATTAATTTTTTAACTTGAAACGTTTGAGTTACAAACATATAATATAATGCAAGTAAACCGAAACTCCATAAAAAATCAACACCTGCTATCATTGCAACAACCGCAGCAATGTAAGGAAAAATATATCTTGTTATTTTACTGATTTTTATTTGGTTATCTGTAAAATTCAAATCTATATCTGATTCACTAACAAAAAATATTAAATAAGAAAAAACGAATATCATTGAAACTAACAATAAAGGCCATATAATTTCAAACCATTGCGAATATGTCAAACTGAATGCTGCCATAGGAAGAATAACGGTTTTTTCTAATGGCGACCATAAGTAATAATGATGTGTACTCACATAATCAATTGGACCAAATTTTTCTCTACCTTTACATCCTTTTTCGGGTGCGATTGTATCAAGAATACCTGCACTTACGGTTACTCTTCCAGGTATAGGCAATAATCCTGATATGAAACTTACTAAAGCGACTATTGACTTTTTACTATTCGTACTTTTTTTGAAAAAATAAAATAAATCAGTAAACAAATTATATTCTTTTATCATACCTGATATTAACATAACAAAAATAATTAAAATTAAATAAATTTGTCCATTATATAAAATTTCAAAATTCATATTAAAATCCAAAAAATCTATTATATGCTTTTTTAACAATATTTTTATTAAAAATAAAACTAAAGTTGTTTAAATATTCTCTCTTTTTTATCCATTTTAAATCATTATCAGTGGCATCTCTAATATTAAATTTTTGTTTTTCATTTGTCATTGGTATAATTTGACACAATGGTTGTCCTACTTTTATATCGAAATTTCCAAATCCATTTACATAACATTGAACATTAATTTCACTTGAAACAGAAGGGTCTAAAATACCTATTGTACTTTCAATTTGAAAATTTTCACTATATGATAATGGTAAAATTAAAAATTTTTCTTTACTTTTTATATGCCAAGGAGTATTGATTTTTAAAATATTAGGATTAGACCAAGGTCTTTTTGGTATAAATTTTGCTATACCATCTGCTGATTGTATCTGTATAGGAGGTTTTTTTAATAGTTCTTCTATTTTTGGATTAGGACAATAACCTGTAATCTTATCTTTTTCACTTATAATGTGAATATCCCATGAAGATAACACATAAAAACCTGTTGTAAATAAACTAATTATTCCAGGACATCTAGAAATATTTGTATCATTATTTTCCAATCTTGCCTGTTTTATCCAATTAGGAAATAATGTTTTTGATTCTATGATGGGAAAAGATTCCGATACGCCATCAATAATGCTAAAAAATTCAATCATATGTTTATATTAAATGCTATGTTTATTCTAAATTGATTACTAGTATTACATTCAACTTCATGAGGAATCCATCCTGGCCATATAAATAGATCACCATTTTTTGGCTGAAATGACATTCTAGAAACAAAAGGACTATTCAAATTACATTCATTCAAAATATTTGAGGAATTGTAAAAAGTAATTTCACCAGTATTTTCTGCTTGTAAATAATATACTGCACTAAAAGCATCTTGTCTATGAGTATGTAGTCTGTTCACAGATCCAGGTTCATTAATGTTTGTCCAATATGTTATGTTATTATTTTTTCTCATTATTCTACTGCCATAACTTTTATCTATCTTTAAATAATGCGATATAACTTCATTTAGATTCATATCAAGTTCTAGTAAAAGCCAGTCAATATTTTCATATTTAAAATAACTTCTCCAGCATTTATCATTCGTATTATCTATTGAAGAATGATTGGATTTATACAACCATGCCTGTTGTATTAAATTTTTTCTTTGATCATAAGTGCCAACATTACTTTTTATAGCAATTTCTGCGGATGTAATAACATTAAATTTTATCATTTTTTTCAACTACCACAATATACAATCCATTCCACCATTGAGTTTTATCTTCTTGATCATTTAATAATAAACGATTATAAACTACATTTAATTTTGACTTAGCAATTCCATCTTCTGCACCTTTAACTACATTTACCCAATTAGCATCATCAAATATCATTATACATGTTTTTGCAAAACATTGCGAGTAAAATTCAACTACCTTTGATGTAATTTCAAAATCATGAGGTCCATCATAGAAAAACAGTTCTATATTTTTTATGATATTTAAATCTACATCGAACATGTCACAATCATGAACATGTAAATTTTTTATGTGCTTAGTGTTATTTAAAAATTCTGTTTTGGTATTAACTGGTAAAATAAAACTGTCGTTATCTGGCTGAATATCATTCTTCCAATTATCCACACAATGTATTTCTAAATCATTTTTAATAGCAACTGCAGTTGCGCCCATTGCACTTCCTATTTCTAAATAATTATTTACATGCTCACTTAAACCATATAGTAAATTTTGCACACGTTTTGAAGTCAAACCTGGTACTTCAATATCATTATTATAATTAACACTATCAACTAATTCATTTACAATTGTAGTGAGAAATTCATGTGGTTTAATAGTATTTCTTTTTCTATATAATTTATCGCAAAGATTACAATCCCAACAATCAAATTTACAATTTTTGATTGTTTTTCTCCATACATTTATTGGTCTATCTTCTAAATCGTTATCTTCCAAATATGCATTAAATTCATCATATAAAATTTCTTTTTGATTCGCATAATTTTCTATGATGCTCATACTATTAAATAATTGGTCAATACTTTCTCTACCATGCATTTTAAAAACATCTACATAATTCAATAGTTCATCCCAATCTTCTTTCCAGGGTGGAATGTTAGCAGTTTTTAATGAACTACTTGGGTCTATGATATCCCATTTCGCACAACTTGTTCTACTAATTGGATCATGAAAGTATGATGGACCGGTTCTAAAATTGTTAAAACTAAAATGTTCATCCATCATAGGACAATTTCCTAAACAACCTTCGTTAGCAAGCAAACTTAATTTTACATTGAATTTATCTGCGGCTTTTTTACAACGTATCAGTTCATCTCTATTTCGCATTAGATCTCTATCAAGATTTACATAATGAAATCCTGCTTCTGCAAGTTTTGCGATTTCATTTGCTCTACTCACATTTCTAAGTATGGTATTTTTTATAAAAAGTTCTGGAAATCTTTTTTGTATTTGTTTTGTTGCTACCCAATGAGTGTGAGGAATTGTTACAACTTTTATTCCAGCATCATATAATTGTTGAAAGTTATTTACAAATAGATCTAAATTTTTTTGAGTTGGAGGAACATGAATGTTATTAAATGTCGCACTAATTGGTATTTGTAAGGTATTTTGAATGTGAAGTGCGGTCAAAATAATATCATTAGCATCTTGAGGATTTGTGATTATATCACCCATGGCATCTTGTGTGAATGGTGGCATTCTACAAGTAAAATATAAATCATATATGAATGACTTATATTTTGCACAGAATTCATAAAATATATGAAATTGTTCTTCGGTGAGTTTTTGATTAATTGGTAATGAAAACATATTATAATTTAGATATCAAATATAGAACCGTATTCTATTCCTTCTTCAGTTTGTTGTTGTAAACTCATTTGTATTTCAAATTTATTATGCATTAATCTACAACAATCCGCAATCGTTTGGCATTGTTTAACTTCAGTTTCTAATCCTTGTTTTTTAGATAACAAAGTTTCTAATTGTGCATTGTAATTTTCGATAGCAGATAAAACTTTATTTACCATTTCCTCTAATGGGATTCCTCGGGAATTGGCCAAACTTTCTAACAAAGGAGTGAAACTTGTATTATCAGTAGAGTATGAATTAGCTTCTAACTTTTGTTGTTCCCAACTATTTTTTTCTAAATCACTCACATGCATATTTAATTGAAGTATTCTTTTATCAAATATTTCATCAAGAGTATAACGCATAATTGCTTTCATTAATAATGTAGTATTTATTTTATCGTCTTCGGTTAAATAGTATTTTGTTTTTTCACCAGTTGCTTCATGACTACTTAAAATTTGTAATTGTTCATTTTGAGGTGTACCTGTTCTAACACTTATATTTTCCTGATAAGCTCCAATAAATGGCCAACATTTGATTATATTTTCATCTAATACTCTTATGTTTAAATGCTTATAATTTGCTATATCAACATGTGAATCTGGTAAATAACCGAAACCATATTCCATCCATCTACCAAGTTCTTGAACTATGCCTAAATTTTGTTGATTAACCGCTTTGTATAAGATGTACATTATTTTGATTCCTGAATTCCAATTGATTTATAAATTCTGTTTTTTTAATATTCATTAATTGAGTAATACCACTCACTTTTTCACCTGCTTCTAATTTTTTTGAAACTAGGTCTTGGATTTTATTCATTCTAGCTTCATTGGTGATTAATATTTCATATGCCATAGCAATTATTTTATTTTGTGTTTCTGCTTCTAATTGTGTTATTGCATCCAAATTTCCAACACCTATTCTACCATAAGCAATCATATCCATCGCAGTTTGTTTTGCTAATCTATATTCCCAGTATTCTCTCTCATTTTCTTCAAAATAATCGGCATCATCTATTTTTTCTATGTATAAATTACCATGCTTGTCTTTACCTTGAGGACTATCATTAAACTCTTTTATTAACTTTAAAATTTTGTCACGTTCTCGTACAACTGTTTTCAGTTTTTCTTTAGAAGATAGAATTTTTCTTTTTAAATCTAATATTTCTATTTCACAAAGTTTAACTTCTGCCTTATAGGTAACTAATATTTTTTTTTCTTCTTCTATTTCTATCTGTATCTCAAATGTTTTTATTTCCTTTTCATAGACTTCTACCATATCTTGTTTACTATTTAACTCTAACATATATTGTTTAAGTTGATGTAATGGATGTATATGACTTTTAGAAACAAAATATTTTAATTTAAATTCAGGAGTAGACCAATCATGAAATTTTGCTTTATCTAATATTTTTTCATCTAATGTTGTAATTTCATTCACATTATCCTTTCCAGACACACCCACCACTAGACCCACCGGGTATACCTGTTCTTAGACTTCCACTACCCAATTCATATCCAGAATCTGTTGCATAGAAAAATTTATGTCCTCTGTTATTTTGAGCGCCATCATAATGACCCATACAATATTGCCAATCTTGACCCATATCATAATTTTCTTCTCCTATGTTACCCATTGGTCTTGTGATAGTATGATAACCACCTGCATTCATATCCCATACTCTGTAATTATATCCACCATTATAAGAACCTTCATGTCCGCAGTAACCTTTTCCTACTTTTGAATTAATAGGTTTTTGTTGATTATGAACACCCCAACCCGTTGCACTATGTACTCTTTCTTGATTGTTAGTAGTATCTGTTGCAAATTGTAAAACTTGTCCACTACCGTCATTATATATTCTGGCTTTCCATTCATCACACATAGCTTGTACTCCACCTCCTGTACCATCACCTATAATACCTAATCCAGATAAAGCACTTGTTTCCGTAGTATAATTAAATTTATCTGTATTGCTTCCTGATAATATATGTACATAATCATGCTCTTTAAATGCTGTGCCAGCATCATTTCTTGCTTGTGCCATATAATTACTACTACTTGCAGCAATTCCAGTTTCTGTTGCAAAATTAAATGCAATAACATTAACACTTGCTACGCTATGAGCATTAGCGGCTGCAAACATCCAACCTTTAGTTAAACTAGGAGCAGCATCACTATAACTTGCAGTGTATGCCATTTGATCCCCCAAATTTGTACAAACATCTGTACTATGAACCATTCTATTTACATTTTTATATGGTGTACCGGATTTATATCCACACATTACATAACTTGTAGTTATAACTTGTCGATACTTAAAAGAATCTTGAGTTTTTGTAACAACGTCCCAATAAGAACCATTCCACATTCTCATTGTTTTTAAAGTAGAATCATAGTATATTTGTCCATTAACAGGATTAGATGGAGCAGAAGACGCACCAGTAAATTCTACACCAGTCGAAGTTAATTTAGTTGCCATTTAATTTACTTTCTAATTTATTGATAGTAACTTGCTGTTCTTTGATTGCTTCTACTAATAATGCTACCATATTGGCATAATTAACTGACTTTGTGCCTGCCTCATCATTAGCAGTATGTACAAGTTCAGGCACGTATTGTTCCAACTCTTGTGCTATAAATCCTATACCTGGTTTATTGAATTTATTAAATCGTTTACCTTCCAATTTATTTACTATATCTAATGCTCCTGTAATAGGTTTTATGTCAGTTTTAACTCTTACATCTGAGGTGCTAGTAACATCTCCACTTGCTGTAATATTTCCAGAAACTGTTAATTTTTCTGAAATAGACTGAGTACCTATTCCTACATTCCCATCGGCTTTTAAAATTAAATTATTTCCCCATGAAGATGCAGAATTATCTCGGCGCATTATTTTAATACCACCATCATTATGATGCTCTGCAATCCAATAATCATTCGAATCAATTGCGTCACTATCATTGTACCATTCTAATCTAGAATAACTGGTGTCTTGAATCTTTATATCTGCTGATTTAATTCCACTAAAAACAGCATTACCTGAAAATTCTATTCCACTCGAAGGATTTGATGGAACTACTTCTCCTGTTATTACCTTTCCCATTGATTACTCCCTGGTGGTATTGGCCAATTGATATTTGTTAAATCACCATTTTCATCTAAATCTGGATTTTGGTTTTGTGGAAAATCTCTTAATGCTTGACGATATATGATCCATTGTTCTTGATCATCTCCAGCATAATCCGGTAAAACCCTCCAATCGGTTTTTGCTAATAATTCATTTCTTTTTTCTCTAACTAAATCTTCCAGTGTAACACCAGTGCTATCTAGAAATTTTCTCATTCCTTCTTTATTATCAATTTGATTCATATTAATTTCCTAAATTACCAGTTATTACTTTCTTATTTTAAGATTAATATTATTTATGAAAACAGTTCCTCTTTGGTGAATAAACTTTTTAATAATAAGTAATCTTGATGTAGTTTTGTTCGGAGGTTCATACTATATTGTTAACCTACAAAATGCCCAGAAAAATGATTAACATTGGAAATATTTGTTCTCACGGAATTGTTGACATATATTTCCATAGCATCCCCTAAATTCAAATAATATGTTATTGAAGTAGTATTTGCCGGTTCTTGATTGCTGTAAGCAGATTGTAATGCTTGTAAATATCCAACAACACCGTTATTAACTCTAAACTGAATCAGAGTTCTATCACCAGCACTTGCTCCTACTAATGTTGTTGTAAAATGATAAAATCCTGAAATTGGCGCTGTAAATTTACCTGTGGTATTGTTGTAATTATTGGTATTATCATATTCTACTAAATCGAATACAAATGTTCCAGAACTAAAGGATGCTGTATCTGTTCTTTTTGCAAAAAAAGCAGGTATGTTCGGCTTACTCTCAAATCCACTTGCATCCATTCCCATCAATTTTGTGCTTGCACCTTTGTAAAAATTCAACTCATCATCAGCCGTGGCACGTATACTGAATGTTTCATTGTTGCCATCTAAATCAATACGATTAGAGCCGTATATCTTAACTGCCATTGGATTCTCCTGGTGGTACTGGCCAATTCACATTGATTAACTCTCCATTATCATTGAGTGCTGGGGTTTCTGTGTTTGTTAAATCTCTGAGCGCCTGTCTATATGTTCTCCATTCTGCTTGGTCAGTTCCTGGATAACTTGGTAGGTCACGCCAATCAGTTTCTTGGAGTAGTCTGGTTCTTTCAATACGGAGTAGACGTAGTGGTTCGGCTGCCTCTAGTTCTGCTATTTTTGCCTCAATTAATGATTCGTCTGTTAGATTGATAGAATTATTTCTCCATTGAGGATATAATATGTCAAGTGCAAGTTCTCTAAAATTCATGAATACATACCTACCATAGAATTATAAATGTTTCCAA